TAGGTAGAGCTAAGATGCGTGAAAAAGCTATGCGTCGTGTTCTTGATATGCAAAACAACGGCATTGAGTTACCTGAGATTACACCAGAGTTACTGAAAGCTTACGAAGATGATTTTTACTCACAGGTTTTTGACAATCAAGGTAATATAATTGATGAAGCTACACAATTTGCTCGTAAAGAGGTTACTCTTACTCAAGAACTTACAGGCTTTACAAAAGGTCTTAACGACACCTTTACAGCTACACCTATGGCTAAACCATTTTTCTTGTTTGCAAGAACAGGTGTAAATGGGTTAAATCTTACAGGTAAGCATACACCCGGATTGAATTTCTTAGTTAAAGAATTTAATGATATAGCATTTGCTAATCCTAACGACCTAAGTAATGTATCAAAGTATGGTATATTTACACCAGAGGAACTAGCTAATGCGAAAGCGTTGCAAACAGGTAGACTTGCAATTGGTAGTGCTGTAGTATTTATGGCTACACAAGCTTGGATGAGAGGTGATCTTCATGGTAACGGACCAGTAGATAGACAAACAAGACAAGTGTGGCTAGACGGAAAATGGGAGCCACGCACAATTAATATAGGTGGTGTACGTGTAGGTTACGATTCAATAGAACCATTTAACCTTATTATGTCTACAATCGCTGATGTAGGTGACGCAAGTGAGCTTATGGGTGAAGAATGGACTGAAAATCAACTAGGTAAAATATCTCTTGTAGTAGCACAGTCTGTTACAAGTAAATCCTATTTAGCTGGGATTCAATCTTTTGTAGATTTATTCGCTGCTAAACCCGGTCAAGGACAGCGTATAATAGGTTCGCTAGTTAACAATACTGTACCACTATCTGGTTTACGTAACGAACTTGGTAGATTATTTACACCATATATGCGTGAAATTAACTCAGGTGTTATAGACTCTATACGTAACAGAAACCTACTTACTGAACAGATTGCTGGTG